AAATATAGATATAAGTAAGACGGGTGGTGCAACAAGAAAGATAAGTATTACTATAAACTTAAACGATGATTATGAAGGTGGTGATTTAGAAATAGATTCAGAAGATCATTATTGGACAAAAAACCCACGAAAAGTACGTTGTGGTTCAGGTAATATAATTGTATTCCCATCTGATACATATCATAGAGTAACCAAAGTTACAAAAGGTATACGGTATAGTTTAGTTGTTTGGGTAATGGGTGAACCATGGAGGTAGTATGAGATTACAACATTTTGTTTGGTCATTTCCAGAAGCATTAGACTCTGAGACATGTAATCGTATAATTGAATTAGGTTTATCTAAGAAAAAACGTAAAGCTACTGTTCAAAATAAACAAGAAAATTATAGAGATTCAAATGTTGTGTGGTTAGATGATCGATGGATAGTAGAGTTATTAATACCATACATATATTCAGCAAATGAAAAAGCAGGTTGGAATTTCCAATGGGACCCAGTTGATTCAATTCAATTTACTGAATATAATAAAGGTGGTTATTATGATTGGCATAGAGATTCATTTGAAAAACCAGATGATGCTGATAAAATAAGAAAGATAAGTGTTACTATAAATCTAAATGATGATTTTAAAGGTGGTGATATGTGGTTTGATAACGCATTAGAATATAATAAAACAGATCCTAAAAAAATATCTAAATCTACAGGTGGTATTACTGTATTTCCATCTCATGTTTGGCATAAGGTAGATAAGGTTACAAAGGGTACAAGATATAGTTTAGTTTTTTGGTTTAAAGGAAATCAATTTGTATGAAGATAGCATTATTAAATGATACACATTGCGGTGTAAGGAATAGTTCAGAGATATTCATAGACTTTCAAGAGAGATTCTATGAGCAAGTATTCTTTCCATTCTGTAAAGACAATGATATAAAAAAGATTATACACCTTGGTGATTATTATGATCATCGTAAATTTGTAAATTTTAAGGCATTAAATGCTAATCGTAGACATTTTCTTGAGCCTATGAAACAAGCTGGTATGACCATGGATATTATTCCAGGCAATCATGATGTATTTCATAAGAACACAAATGATCTCTGTTCTCTTAAAGAATTATTAGGATACTATACAAGCAATATCAATATCATCATGAAACCATCAACATTAAACTATGATGGATGTGATGTGCATTTAATACCATGGATTAATACAGAGAATTGGGATTCATCAATGAATTTCTTGGCAAGTAATAAAGGTATTATGATGGGTCATTTAGAGTTACAAGGCTTTGAAATGATGAGAGGTATTAAACAACCTATGGGTCATGGTATGGGTGTAGAACCTTTTGCACACTTTGACTTATGTTTATCAGGTCACTATCATGCCTCATCTCAGCAAGGCAATATCAGATATCTTGGATGTCAAATGGAATTCACATGGGCAGATGCAAATGATCAGAAATATTTCCATGTATTCGATACAGATACAAAAACAATAGAAGCTATACCTAATCCATTAACAATATTTGAGAAAATATATTATGACGATACAGATACAGATTACACGAATTATGATATAAATACTCTTACGGGCAAGTTTGTTAAAGTAATTGTAGGGAATAAGTCTAACCCATACATGTTTGACAAATTTATTGAACGGATATCAGAGCTGAATACACATGATTTGAAGATAGCTGAAAATTTCTCTGAGTTCTTAGGTGAGAATGTTCTTACTAATATAGAAGATGTAGAAAATACAACCGACTTAATGGCAAGTTATATTGATGGTGTGAATACAGATCTTGATAAAGATAAACTCAAGACACTGATGAACAGTCTCTATAATGATGCCATAGATATGGAGATACAATAATGAAAATGAAAAAAATTTCAAAATCAAGATGGGCGATGCTAGCATTTGTTATAGTAGCAATCGTTGTTTTATTTAATGTAACAGGCTGTTCAGTATTAACTGATCAATTTGAAAAAGCTAAAGGACTGGTAATTGAAACACCAGAATGTGATTTATCATGCGACGAAATACGAGGATAGTACTACTATTAACCTTATTGCCAATACTGGCTTGGGCTGAACAAATATGGACAGACTTCAGCCCGAAGCCTGAGGTAGTAGAAATTGTAACTGATGACACAGCAAGTGTGTCTGAAGTTCTTACTGAAGTAAACGAAACAATAGTAGAAACAAAAACAGAAGATTTAGATAAAGAAAAGTATAGACAATACTTTGAAGACAAGTCTCTGGTGCTTATGGTATTAGGTGGAATAGAATATTGGCATATGAATTGTGGTGAGTTATCAGTACAAGGCAAATATTTTATGGCACTAGCAATTAAAAAGCATACGATTGATGAAGAGGAAATGCATATGGACATGAGTTTCCAAACAGGATTATTTGCTGCTCAACTATATAATAGTTGTGACCATTTTTTAAGGCAAGTAAAGAGTATCGGATTAGATATGATGTTTGTAGTAGATCCTGATGTGATACCTCAACCCGAAGCAATAAATAACATACAAAATTCAGAAGTATAAGTATGTACTTTAGTGTTTATTGTGTTATAATATACCCATGATATTATTCAAAGAACTTACTTACAAGAACTTTCTTTCCACAGGCAATAACCCAATAATAATAGATCTCAATAAGTCGAGATCTACACTTATTGTTGGTACAAATGGCACAGGTAAATCTACCATCTTAGATGCCATATCATTTGCTTTATTTAATAAGCCTCATCGTAATGTCAAAAGAGGTGGCTTAGTTAATTCAGTAAATGGTAAATCATGTGAAGTTACTATTGAATTTGAAACTGCTGGCCATAATTGGAAAGTATTGCGTGGTATTAAACCAAATAAGTTTGAAGTCTATCAAGATGGTAATATGATAGATCAGCAGACGAATGTAAGAGACTATCAAAAATTCTTAGAGCAAAACATATTAAAGCTTAATCATAAATCATTCCATCAGATTGTGGTATTAGGATCATCTTCATTTATACCATTTATGCAGCTCAAAGCTTGGGACCGTAGAGATGTGATTGAAGATCTATTAGACATTGGTGTGTTTAGTAAGATGAAGACAGTACTTAAGCAACGTAATAATATACAAAAAGATTTAGCGAAGAGCTCGCGTATATCATTAGATAATCAAAAAGATAAAATAGAATATCAGAAGAGACATATCTCTCAATTAGAAAATATTAATAAATCTGCAAAAATGGATTTTGATGAAGACATATTAAGCGCTCAAAATAAAATGAGTTCTTTAAAAGATAAATTAGATAAATATCCACTCGGTCTTCGTGGTACTCTTAACTCTTTGAGGAAAGTCCGTGAAGGGTTGCAAACTGAGAAGGGTAAGCACTCACATTCTATGAAAGAACTCGTAAGCAAAGCAAAGTTCTTTGAAGTAAATACTGCATGTCCTACATGTACTCAAGAGATTAGTGAAAATGTAAAGACTTCTATGCTGACTGATGTACGTACACAAGCCCAGCAAACACAAAAGGATATAGAATTAAATCAAACAAAGTATGATGAGACAATTAAAACATTAGATGATGTCCAAATACAGATCTCAGAGATGGCTGATATTAACTCTCAAATGTCTACACAAACTGATATTATGTCTAAGTTAGTTAATAAACAAGTTAAAGAGGTTGATGTAGATGCACCAGCCAAAGAACTTGTGGATATGACTTATGACCTTATTGATATACAGGATAACCTCACAGAAGCTGAAGATCAGATATTATATAACAATATAGCATCTGAGATGCTCAAGGACACTGGTATTCGTACTAAAATTATTAAAGAGTATTTACCCGTAATGAATAATCTTATAAACAAATACCTCCAAACACTTGAATTCTTTGTGGCATTCCATTTAAATGAGAACTTTGAAGAATCAATTAAGTCAAGACATCGCGATGAATTTGTATATGCTAACTTCTCTGAAGGTGAGAAGATGCGTATTGATTTATCGTTGTTATTTGCGTGGAGACAAGTAGCAAAGATGAAGAACTCTACAAATACAAACTTATTAATTCTTGACGAAACATTCGATTCATCTCTTGATGATGAAGGTACAGATAATCTAATGAAGATCTTAAAGACATTAGAGAAAGGTACAAACACATTTAT